TCCCATGGTAAAATAGCTATCTATATCTAATGCAGACCGTAAGTCTAGAAATTCTTTATGATATCTAAACGGTATCTCCCATATTATTTCTTGATGGGATGCATAATCGACCATATCACAATGAGATGACGATATTATATTATACTTTTCTCGTGGAGTAGCAAACGTGCGCGTTTGCACAGGTTGCCCATAATACCACCACGCATAACTAGACCCGTATACAGTCGCGGATGCACGAAAAAGTATTCTCACAACTAATGTATATCTAATCCAATCAAATCCAGCCAACGCTTTCGATACGCGTTGGGTGTTGAGATATTGTTGTAAAGGTGAAGGCAACGATCCCACTTGGGTAGGATTAGTTATAAATGCAGCGGTTATTGATCCTGACTGCACTTTTTGTGGCATTGCCAAGAGCGAAGATATGTCTTGGTTTGGCAAGTCATCTCTTAGGTCTCTAGTATCTAAATCAACGCGATCAAATTCTACCATAATTGGTGCATCACTTGATGCAGCAAACAGGTTTTCACTTTCGCGCTCATGCTGTTGAACCACAGCATCTAAGGTCTCTGAATCTTTCAGAGTAATATTTTCTTTCATATCAGCGGGACAAAATTCCTATAATGATCGATACGTCCCATATCAATCAGGTACTACTGTTTTTATAAATTATTACCCGCAGCAGTTTATTGGATGGATACAGTCATCAACCACCCATAAAAGATCACACGGGGAATATGTGTGAGAGGCCAACATCTTTCTGTGGTCTCTCTCGTTTGTCGCAATGTCAGTTGACCGACACCGCATGAGCGCTTCCCTCCTTTTCTTTCGATAAGTCCAGGTAGGAGCCCATTGACCGCCTAATGCACGCAATTTGGGCTTGAAATACCGTTCAAAGTCCGTGTAAGCCTTGTTGCCATGCATAGCGATCTCTATGAGTGCGTTATCCATTATCTGGATATAGTACTCAACCGCTTCCGATTGCCTCATATATTTGTGAGAGGTCCATAATAGACTACTCCATATGGATTCTTTCTTCAGAGGAGACAATACGCTTCCCGACTTTTTGTCAAGATGGAACTTTCGTTGTAAAAATTCCAAGTCTTCCCATTTGTCAAACAGCGCCGGGTCTTTCTCTTGCATTATAGGGACTTTGTTCAACGATGTTAATGTAACTCCCAAAAACGTTTCACAAAATTCTGCTATTGAGCGGCGGTTAAACCATGGTGCCACTTCATCTGACACGGACGCAATGTGATCGTCCCCATAGGTCTGAAGATTAACATGTTCAGTATAATTATCAGCCACATCAAGACGCGCAGCGAAATACCTAAATGCTAAACGATATATGAAGCATACCCAATCTCCATCCATTTCGGTTGTTGTCCATTGTCCGGATGCCACTGACTCGTTAAAAGAAGCCACTATCTCTATATCCTCCTCATTAATCTGTCCCTTGATGATGGCATAATACCTAAACATCTTAACACACATGGTAGCAATCCATTTTCCCAGGGCTGTATCTTCAGTAGTCTGATAGGCATATAGAAGTTTACGTTTCGTACTCGGTTCCATCAATCTCATTACTGTTTTATCACATGACTTTATGTCCACAACAATTAAATTAGGAAACCTCTTTGCCCTATCTCTCAGTACTCTCCAGTCTACAGATAGGGGATTAATACCAACTTGACATGTATTGCACGCCACCAATTTATGCTTGCGTTCCATATAAGGCCACAATAACGATCTTACTTCGAAATTGTCAATGGGACAAGAAACATAAAATTCACGCGGGACTATTCCTTTAAACGTACCTTTTTCCGTTTCTAGCTCAACGTATTTTGCACTCCTGTCTCGCAATTCTTGTTTATATCGTGCCTCCACCACTGTTGGGGTAACGACACCAGAACGTGTGCGTTGTACTCGCTTAACACATTTCTTAATAAAATCAGGGTCCACAAATTGCGTTTCTAGGCACCATAAGTCCTTTTTGCTTGTGACCTTCTTGCCTCGTAACCGGTATATTCCTCTTTTATAAAGCGGACCGACTGACGTCTTATCA